GGGCTGCGGGACTACCTCTACGCCGACAACAAGCAAGCCGACAACAGCCTTCTCAGACTGCCCGGCACCACCAACTGGAAGACCGAGTCTGGGGCTCAGGTCACGGTGGCCGGGGGCAATGGGAAGAAATCGACCAAGGCCAATCTCCTGAAGCGCCGCGCGTTCAGGGATGCCAAGGTCATTGTCGACGCGGAGGCAACTGACTGGGACTTCATCGAGGTAGAAGGACTCCCGCGCAGGGTCAAGGCCATGGTCTCCATGGATACGGCTCAGGCTGAGGCCCGATACGGATCGCGCTACAAGGCGGTGTGGGCCATCACGGGAGATCTGCACAAGAGGGGGATGTCCGCAGACGAGATCCATTCCCTGATGGACAAGTTCCCACCAGCCCTCAGCAAGGCGGCAGACGAGAACGGGTATGACGTTCACAGGGACGTAGACAAACGCCTCGCATACGATCGCGCCAAGGCCCCTGTCATCGAAGACATGGAAGCCGACGAGGACGCCGGAGACATGTTCGAAGAGATGTCCGCCGAGGAAGTGATGGCGGCTCTCGTCGATGAGGGTGTTCAGAAGGAATTGCTCCGCCGCGCGATCCGCAGACAAGCCGACGTGACCGAGGCAATGCGGGGACATACCGAACCACCCCCGGACACCACTAAACGCCTTAGCGACGCGCTCAAGACCCCTCCCGCCCCGGTGCAGTGGTTGATCGATGACCTATGTAGTGCCACCGCCACTGTTGTTATCACGGGTCAGTTCAAGACCGGCAAAACTAAGCTGATGCTTGCTTCCCTCGTGAGTGCTCTCGTAGACAATGAACCCTTTCTCGGGTCCAAGGCGGTACACGTCCCCGAAGGGGGAGCGGTGGTCGGCCATTGGAACCTCGAGATGAGCGAGCTGGACATCTTCGACAAGTACATGAGGCCTGTAGGCTACAAGAATCCTCACAATGTCATCGTAGCCAACTGGCGTGGATATCGGCTTAACATCCTGACCGAGCCGGGGAAACAGGCGGCAGTCCAATGGCTGAAGAGTCACGGGGTCATGGTCTGGACTATCGACTCATGGACCGCGTTGTGCCGGATGTGTGGTGTGGACCCTAACGCCGGTACTGAGGTCGGAATGCTCCTCGGTGCGATTGAAGAGATCAAGGAACAAGCGGAAGTCAACGTGTGCTTTTTCTTGGCCCACACAGCCAAGTCATCGTCCGAATCGGATCGGCCTGCGACACGAGGCGCATCTGAGGTGGATGACCACGTGGACACCCGGTGGATGCTCACTGTGGACAAGTCCGATATCCGGTTCATCCAGGCACAGGGTCGAGACACCATGATGACTACCACGTCACTGGAGTTCGATGAGGCCACTGGCCGGTCCAAGCTAGGAAGTACGGGTCGGGCAAGCGCCGCGTCGGATGCATGGACCCAGGTTGTGATGGAGATCGTGGAGAAATCCGGTGAACAGGGAATCAGCGAGAACAGCCTGTGGGTTAAGATGAAAGAAGCCAAGCCTATCGGGAAGTTGGCTGCGGTCGAGCATATGGTGGAGGCGGTCGATGCTGGGTTGATCCTTCGGAAGAAGCAATCGACCGCCAGGGGCGGCCGTGCGGCGTGGATGCATTACCCTACGTCTAGTAAAGCTCCAGAAGATGATCGACGTAAGAATGCAACGCCGGGCATGGTGGACCTTAGAAATGTCGGGGGTCAGCGAAGAACACGGCGGCAAAACGCCTAGCAATGGTTTGAATGGTTTGGGCTAAACCATTGCTCAAACCATTGCTGGTAGGTGAATCTGAACCAATGGTTCGATTGACTCGCGTCCCCCATACCTACCGAGCATTGGTTTGGGAGCCGGATGGGGTGTAAACCCCCGGCCCAAACCATTGCTTGGTGGTAGGGGACATTGGGAATCAATGACGGAAGAGAATGGTGAATGATTCGTGAAAATCCGGGTTGTTGAAGAAGACGTGAACGGGGCTAATTTGCTGTGCCCTTACGTGGTATGTGAGGGATGTGATGGTGTGATCAAGGTTGGCGAGGATGCGATTGTTCTTCGGCAAGGGATGTTGGGTGATGTGCAGGACACAGCTTATCACTCGGGGAGGTGTGATCCGGGAGGGTCGTTCTGGCGTCCTTTGAAAGACTGGATCGACCAGGTGAGGATGAATAGCGTCGGTCGTCTGGGGTGAGCTCACTAGAGATTGGGCTTTAGCTGATGTCATTAGGGTAGACGAGGGGGAGTTCTATCGGGTGGCCTACCGTGTCTTACAGATGTCTATGCCAGTGGCACACCGGGTTGTGCGGCTACGGGCTGAAGCCTTAGGTTTGAATCGACCTACGAAGGGAACGGGAATGAAGGACGATGACCGAGAAGTCGGATGGGCTCCGAAGAAGATCCGACAGTTGCAGCGCGACCTGAAGAACACCGCCGAACGGCTCGAGGCTGAGATCCGGCAGCGGGAGATAAAGGGGGAACACGCCTTCAAACGGATCTGCCAGCTCGAGACGGACCTGGCCGGAACAGACAAGGCGGTGGTCATCCTCAACAACCGGATCTCCAGGGTTGAGCTGGCACTGGACGACTACGGAATCCCTCGAGGCGATGCGCTCATTGAGGCGCGGCTGGCGGACAAGATCCCGCAGTTCGGAGCGCCGTGGGTGACCGACGAGTTCTCAGCGCCGATCGGCGAGGGTCGGCCTCCGCAGGCAGAAGGACTCGCTCCGGCTCCATCCTTCGATCGGGTCCACACTGAGGCCGAGATCCAGAAGGCCAAGGATCGAGACCAGTACGAGCGGGGCTTGACTGCCGGGGCAGCGAAGGCGGTCGAGAACTCCGAGCGCCGACTGAAGGCGCACCTCGAGAGGCAGGGGTTCGACTCGGACACGGTGACCGAGCTGTGCTTGTCGATCCGGACTGACCGAGAAGACACCCGACCGGTGAGGGACGCGCCCAACTCCGAGGGCTCCATGACCTTCGATGCTCGTGCTCTCAGCCCCGAGGCCTGGGCAACTGTGACCGGCGGTGTGGTCCGGTGGACTCCGACTGTTCGGGAGGGCGAGTCCATCGAGGACGTTCCCCTCAACCAGTGGATCGGCGAGGCGATCGGCGCGGCTTCGATGTGCTGGGTCGGAGGGACCGGGCATCTCGAGTTTGACAGCACGAGGGCGACCGCCATCTCCGAAGCCCTGAACGAGCACGTGCAGGCCGTGATCTCGGGTGTCATCGAGGGCACCACGAAGGCGGTGGCGCTCCCGTCTCCGAGCGCTTGGGCCACGAGACGGACCACACTCCAGCTCGCCGAGACCCGAGTCCGGAAGGCGTTGATTGCGCTGGGGTTCGGCGACAACTCTCCGACCACGCTTCGAGTCGTGAACGCTCTCCGGGATGCGAAGGCGGTCAGAGACAATCCCCAGGGGTGAGACTCGCCGCTCGGAGTTTGACAATGTGCGATGATGGTTGACATGAGTGGACAGAAAGTCTGGGGCTTCGACGGGTGTTCAACTGGAGCAATCGCCGAAGTACTCGGAGTGTCCAGGGAGACGGTTAGACGATGGGTGGTGTCAGGGGTCTTGAAGGGGACTCGATCTGGCCCAATGGGTAACTGGCGGGTTCCCATCCGTGAGGTCAACCGATTCAAACTCCAGCGCTCAAAACCCGAGTTCATGGCATGATGGTCATCGACCCCACAACCGACGGCACCGAGAGGACGTGACACTGATGGACCAGCACTCGACCCCCACTCGAAGCTCGACCCCAGTGATCTCGGGGCTGTCGGACTGCACCGGAGCTCGGACCTCCGTGTTGGCGGTTCTGGTCGGTTCCGACTTCACCGAGCGGTGCGGTGCCGAGGGAAGTCGTCTGTCCCCTGGGGTGGCCTCGGGATAGTCGGCGGACAACCTCGCAAGTTGTCCCCTCACTCTGATGGGCTGGAACTCCTGGGGAGGCGTTCCGGCCCTGACGAGTATCCGGGCTAGGGAGGCTGGGGTTACGGTCAGCCCATGACGATGACCCGGTTCCTCATCTGGCTGATCGCATCGGTAGTGCTCGTATCCGTCGTCTTGCAGGTGACGGGATGGTGACCCTGGTGCGGTGTACCGCCAAGGTACCCGAAGCCCTCAGCGGCGATCTCAGACCCCTTCCACAGTGCTCCATGGTGTCGCCCACTGGGCATCATGGCGGCAGCCACCGCGCGACGCGAGTGGTCACGGGCTACGGGAAGATCACATACCGGTGGAAGGGCAAGCCCGGTCCGTATCGCCCCGAGGTCACTCTGCCTGCGCCGACGAATCCCTACCTGACCGGCAAGGCACGGCTGATCGGGTGTGACTGTCCACCTTGCACGTCGGTCACGGACATCGCGCTCCCTGTCGTTTGGTCTCTTGATTACACGGTGATATGGTTCCTTGGTCAGCCACCCTGGCGAAAGGATGAGGGAATGAAGAAGTATGCGCACCTGGTGCACGCGGTTCGGAAGCTGAAGCCCGGAGAGGCGTACATCGCCGCGAAGGGTTCGGAATTCGACTGCCAGCCGGAGTCGTTCCGTGGGGTCGTCTACCAGCTCGCCGCGATCAAGGGCGGAGGGTGGAAGGGTACGGCCTCCGTGGTCGGTAGCTCGGTGATCTATTGCTTCTACAAGGACTCCGACTTCATGCGTCCCAACCTGCCCGCGTATCCGCTCGTGCTGAAGATGAAGGGCCACCGATGACTACGACCACACGGGAGTTCCGCACACAGGGCAAGGTCATTCGGGAGGTCACTCTCGAGGCGATCGACATGAAGCGGGGGATGACTTCGGCTGAACTCCTGGACGCAACGCTCCAGATTCCTGGCGGGATCGTCCCTACGGTCGAGATCAAGATGAACGGCAAGATCAAGCGGATCAAGTTCAAGATCGAGATGGTGCCTGATGGTCCAGCGTGACCCTGCCGCGTACATCCGGGAGTGGCGACGGACGGCTAACGGGCGCGCGTCCTTGCTGGCCCAGAAGCGCCGAGACCAGGCCAAGCGCGCGGCGATACGGGCCCTGATCGACAGGCACCAGGACGAGTACGAAGCCCTGTTCACGGCGCACCTGATGCGCATTGAGGACGAGGCGCGCACGGCCTCAGATTGACACTGAGGCGATAGAGATTCACAGTGATGGGGGTCGGCCATTCGGTCGGCCCTCGTCTAGTAGTCAGGAACAGATGTGCGACCGATCCTCCGTAATGCCCTGGTGCCGTTGCTGGGGCTGGCGCTCATCCTCGGGGTAGCGTTCATGAACGCGGCGCTTTGGCCGGTCCAGAAGCCCGCTGGTGGCGTGACCACTCCCTCTGTGACTCCATACCCAGGCGGGTGGGTGCCGCGCTCCCAGATCGTGGTGGTCCACACCGTACCTAGGGTGTACGTGCAGGAGTCCATGTCGTCAGCCTGGGACGTGAAGGGCGCGGCGAGGTTCGTGGACAAGTACACCGTGAGCAAGGTCGTGATGGTCAAGAAGTGCCCGGCATCCGGCCGGTGTGTGGTCGTGCGCCCTGGTGCGGTCAAGGGTGGACCTACCGGCGTGATCGGCTACACCAAGTGCGTCAAGGGCTGGTGCGTCATCACCATCGACACGAGGGATGCCGGGAAGTCCGGCAAGTTCGGTCCCAAGACGCGCAAGTGGTTGCTGGTGCACGAGTTCGGCCACACCTACGGCCTGGCGCACCGGAAGACATGCACTACCGCGATGTACCAGTATCGCCGGTGCACTAACGGTCACGTCCCCCCGGTGAAGTTCGATCGGTTCCAGCGCGTCGCGCTCGGGAAGCGTTGACTCACGTGCTCGAGTCTGGGATGATAACCCCTCACCGTACGGAAGGGGACAACATGCCGCACAACGATCAGGGCGGGTTCCACAAGGGGCATCGCCCGAGCCGGACCTTCGAGCACCGGCTGGCTGGCGGTAACCACCGCAAGAGTGACGGGTGCCTGTCGGCATTCTTGCTGATCGTCGGCCTCGGCGCGGCTGGGGTGTACGGCCTGGTTGAGGCGGTCCGCGCGATCGTCTGACCGGTGCCCCGATAGCCTGATCATGTGGTAGGGTTAGGCTATCGGGGACGTACCCCGAAGGAAAGGGGATGCAATGCCGGACAACGGCCCTCACTCGCTCGGCGGGTTCAAGGGCAAGGGACCGCGCAAGAACGTGATGCGCAGCCAGAAGCCCTCGGCCCACAAGAAGGGGTGCGCCGTCACCGCACTCGCCATGGTTGGTGGCGCGGTGGCTGCCCTTGGCGGAGCCGGATACGGTATCGTCCAGCTCTTCAACTGACCCAACTGGGGACCATCTTTCGGGGTGGTCCCCTCCACCATTTAGGAAAGGAAAGACAATGGGTGGATCTCCCCCCTCGAAGGAATGGTGCGGGAAGATGGTTCCTGTCGCCATTCTCGGAATGATCTTCTACGCCCTTCCGCGCATGGCGTTCGCCACGTGGAAGGACCGGAAGGCGAAGAAGGGCTGATGGGTCGGCGTAAGAACGTCACGCGGAACCCGGTGACCGGCACTATCCGAGTCCCGGTCGGCAAGACGTACAACATCTCGACCGGTAAGCCGACCCCCAAGAACGGCTGCGCGGTGGTGGCTCTGGTTGCCCTGGCGCTACCCCTGGTGTCGCTCACCTACGCGGTGGTGCACGCGCTGTGAGCAAGAAGAACAATGCCGCACGGCGCACCTCGGGGGTGCAGCATGGTCGGAGACCGCCCCCGGCTCCGGCATACCCGAACTCCGGGAAGTTCGATCCAGGCGGAGGGTGCGCGGTGGTCGCGCTCGCCCTTGTAACTCTGCCGTTACTGCCGGTCGCGATTGCGTGGCTCACCTGAGTCACGCATGATGGCTGCATGACCACCCCTTTGTTTCAGGAAACGATCGACGAGATGGGCATCGTGCCGGACGAGATCTATGCACGGTGCTCATCTCTCGTCGCGTTCACTGCCTTTGACCCGAAGCCCGCCACGAAGCCGCGCGTTGGTCAGAAGCCCACCAGGAGGAAGCGTCGATGATCCCTTTCCCCGATCCCGAGAACCGCAGCCAGGCGCGAGCAAACGCGATGCACTATGCTAGGCTGGTCGAGAAGACAGTCATCGCCGGTGCGCCGTTCCAGCCCGGCCAGGTCGCGGTCCTGAAGGCCCAGATGTGGGCACAAGTCGCGCAGGCGTTCCCGGAGGGCGAGCTCGATCACATCGTGCTGATGGGCGATGACCAGCCGGTCCGGTATCAGGACCAGGACGTCGCTGAGGTCCGTCCGTTGGACGACCAGGACGGGATTACCGTCACGGTGGAATCGCGCGCCTGGAGCGTTCTGAGGGACCTTGCCGTGCGGTACGTGCGGTCATCGCTGACCCGATCGGTTGCGCTGGACAGTGAGGACATCGCTGAGACCGAGGCCTTGGTACTCCGGCTGCACTGGATGCACTCCGGCTCGGTGCGAGCCACGACCGAAGACGGGTCCGTGGTACGTTGATTACGCAAGCCTAATCGCCGGGCTTTCGTCCCCGTTCCCCCGGCTGATTCTAGGCTTGTCCTGGGGGTGAGGATTCACTCGAGGATAACAACGCTTGAAGGCAGAACCGTATCCAATCGGGAAGCCGCGCGGGAAACCTCGACTGATCCTCACCCCCTTTAGGCTTCCTGAGAGGATGAGAATGCTACTCCGCTTCTACGTCATGTGCCGGTGGGCACGGCTCACTATTCGGCGTTACGGTGCTGCATACCTGGTGATCCGGTACCGCCCTCGACACGCAGGTGTGGGCAGGGCTGACCGAGAACAGGCCTGGGGTCGCGCTCACGGCGACTCGACGGGCTGGAACGTGACCACACAGGAGATCGTGACAATGCTCGAAAGGGAGAGGGAACGGGAATGCGCGTTAAGCTAATCGGCTGGACCACAGTGGACCGAGAGGCCATGCTCGGGGAGTCGGGTGGACGGTGGCTGCCGAACCCGGAGGACTCGGATGGCTCGGCCCTGGTCGAGTTCGCCGGACGGCAGTGCTACGAATCGTGGGATCGGCCGAACCCGGCTACCGCGACGAACATCGGCTACGTGGACAACGTGATCCAGCACCAGCACTTCTCCGTCATGGAGCACGCTGTCGTGACGCTCCGGGCTTCGGAGGTGTCGCGGTCGCTGACTCACGAGCTCGTGCGCCACCGGCATGTCAGCCCGTCGCAGTTGTCGCAGCGGTTCGTGTCGGCTACGGGGAACCACACCACGCCTCCGCTGTTCGCGGACGACGACATCTCCACGGCCCTTCTGGACGATGTCTGGGACCGGTCGCTGAAGGTCTACGACGCGCTTGTCGCTCGGTGGATGACGAAGCTATTGCAGGCGGGTAAGTCCCCACACAGGGCCCGTAAGATGGCCCGAGAGGCCGCGCGGTGTGTCCTGCCGAACATGACCCCCACTGCCATCGTCTTCACGGGTAACCACCGCACCTGGCGCGAGTTCTTGGAGAAGCGGGGCAGCATCGAGGCGGATGCCGAGATCCGGGAACTCGCGATCATCTGCCTCGGCCTTCTGGTTGAGCGCGAGCCCAACCTGTACCAGGACTTCCGACTCGTGCTGGTGGAGGGTGAGCCCTGTCTGGAGCGAGTCCGTGGCTGAGACCCGGACCGCAGAACAGATGGCGGCTGACGACGCGCTCGAGCTCGCTATCCAGCGTGTGGCCGACGCTTACCAGATGAGCGGAACCGGTGCAGGGTTCATGCTCGGTGAGTTCTTGGTCATGGCTGAGTGGCCTTCCATTGCGGAGGACAACTCGACCTATCACTGGTTCGTCAGCGGACGCAACATGCCTCGGCATCACATGCAAGGGCTGTACGCAATCCTGGGGTCAATGATCCGTCTTGAGTTCGAGCAACCAGGGGGTGACTGATGGCCGGGTGGTTGGGGCTTCGCCGGTTCCTCGAGCTTCGGAGGCGCGGCAAGAAGGTGCCTATCGAGCGTGCCGGATCGTACGTCGCAGACGTGGAGTGGCAACGATCCGAAGAGTTGCGCCCGGATCGGCTCGGTCCTTCGCAGGATGACGTGATCGACCCCGAGCCGGTGCGTGATCCATGGCGGCCCTCGCGGACTCTGGGGCCGATCCCGAAGAAGTGAGAATGGGTTACAGTTTGGGGATGGTCTCGGTTGCGCCGGGCCATCCCCTTCTCATCTGTGATGGAGAAAATCCGTGGCTACCAGTGATACCCCTGCCGCTCGAAAGGCGAATTACACCGGGGCACGCCCCAAGGATGAGAGCAAGCTGTCTACCGAGCCGAGGCAGGTACGTAATCGACTCCGTCGAGCCGCCAAGGGGAACCAGAAGCGAGATGGTCGGATCGATCGAGACATAGCGATTCTGTACCGGAAGCCGATCGAAGAGTGGGACCTCGAAGAACTGGCTCGCGGTCGGCCTCGGAATGCGATAGGCAACTTCTCCGGCAGGCCTCCCTCCTGGATCACGCCGACCATCCAGAAGGAAGCCAAGAAACGACTTCTCGACCAGACCTACGGGGAGTTGGCTGGGCACGTGCACGTGGCAATCAAGACCGTGGCTAAGCTGATGACCAGCGAAGAGGTCGATGAGAAGGGCAAGCCCATTGTGGACGCCCGGACTCAGCTTGCCGCGTCGGTCTTCGTAATTGAGCACATCATCGGCAAGCCCACGGCGATCGTGGAACTGACCGCTGACGACTTCACCCGGCAGGCTATCGCCGCTGCGATCGTGTTGGATGACGGCAAGCCCGAGGATCACTTCGTGGTCAACGGCGAAGTGGTAGAAGAGGACGAGAGCGATGATGCGTGAAACCGTGAGTACGATTGCCGAGGACGATGTGTGCTGTACCTGTGGGCAGACGTACGGGTGGCACCTCGAGCACAAGCCGATCCACCCGTACAACACCGGCGAGGCGGGCGCTAAGGCGTTGCTGGGTGCCCGGCGCGTCCGTGACCCCCAATCGGCCGGTTCAACGTCTCAGCGGGGCCCTCAGGCGCCTCCAACGGTGGTATGGCCGACCGATCCGGTGTTGCGGGTTGCGCTGATCAACGCGGGGGTGATCACAGCCGATGACCTCCGAAAGGCGGAGGACATGCTGAAGGCCTCGATGGGGCTGGAGGGAGGACCCAATGGCAAGTCGCCAGAGGGCACATGGGGGAGGCAAGTTCAAGAGTGAGCGGCAACGCCGCTTCATGTGGGCCACGGTGCCCAGTGCCGCCAAGAAGTGGGCGCACAACCTGACCACCACCAAGGGGGATTGGCGGGGAGCCAAAAGGGCTTCTGCCAAGGCTCGGACTCGGAGGAAGTAATGAAGGGCTATCGGGTCGGTAAGGGCCATAAGGTCACCATCATCGAGTTTGACGAATCGGAGACTCCGGACAAGGAAGGCCGTAGGCCAAGCGACCAGTTGATTGCTACGGCTCAGTCCCCCGAGAAGGCCCAGTTCATCAATCGGGCCTTGGCCCACTGGCGCAAGTTTGAGGACCAGACATGACCCAGCCAGTCGGTCCGGAGTACGGTCTCGAGCCTCGCCTGGACCACACACCGATCGTGCTGCCGGTCTCTAGTCGGGACCTAGTGTCCGAAGACGACTACCGGCTCGGATCGGAGTTCGGTGGTGTGGGCGGTCTCATCCAGCCTGCGCCTCACTCGGCGACCTCAAGCGAACGGCTCATGCAGATCTACGCCATTGACCCGATGGACGACGGACTCCAGCCGGGGTCTGTTCTTCCGCCGGAGCTCGATGGCTCATTCAACTCGGAGTACTGATGTCTGCCCCAGTGCTGAACAAGACACAGCTTTTCAACTCCGTGTTGGGGTACTACCCTCACGCGGGGCAACGAGACCTGCACCAGAACCGAACCCGATTCAAGGTCGTGCGGTGTGGTCGGCGCTGGGGTAAGACGTTCTTCGGCGGTCATGAGGGTGCGGTTAAGGCCTTGAAGGGGTCGCCTTTTGTGCAGCACACGGAAGGGCGGTTTGCTCCCTCATTCGGCTGGGTTGTTGGGCCGAACTACACTGATACGGAGAAGGAATTCCGGATCATCTACGACGATCTGCGTAGATTGGGCCTCGACAAGGATGCTATTCGATTCGTCAACAACTCGGCTTCTGGGGATATGCATCTCAAGCTGTCTAACGGGTCGGAGGTCATTGGTAAGTCGGCGCAGCACCCCGATAAACTGGTGGGTGAAGGTCTCGACTGGGTGCTGATGGTGGAGGCCGGTAGGCATCGTCGTAACACCTGGGGGCAGTACATCCGTCCGTCGTTGTCGGACCGGCGAGGAATCGCGGTATTCTCCGGTGTGCCCGAAGGATCGGCCCAGAACTCGCTGCTGTACCACCTGTACGAGCGCGGTCAGTCGGATCGATTCTCTAATTGGGCCTCATGGAAGCGCCCTTCGTGGACTAACGACATCGTCTTCCCTGGAGGTCGGCAGGATCCTGAGATCTTGGAGGCCGAGGTCGACCTAACGAAGGATGAGTTCGATCGTCAGTACGGAGCGGAGTTCACGGATAAGACCGGAACCGTCATGAAGGAATTCGACGAGGACGTTCATCTGGGGGACTTCGACTACCAGCCGGGCTGGGCTACGTATATGGCTGTGGACTACGGGTTCACGAACCCCTTCGTCGTGCTGTTCATCCAGGTCTCGCCCTTCGGCGATATCCGCGTGTTGCGTGAGTTCCGGCGCACACAGCTCGACACGATTGAGGTCTGCCGAGACCTGATGACGGAGTATCCGGGACTCGTGCGGGTGTGTCAGATGTTGTACCCGGACCCAGCCGAGCCGGACGACACGCGCACCATGCAGCGAGAACTGCGCATTCCGGCGAACAAGAACACCGGCGGGGAAATCAAGATGCGTCTATCGCATATCCGCCGGTCAATGAAGGTGATGAACCTCCATCTACCGGAGGGTGACCCCGAACGTCGGCCACGCCTTATGATCGATCGGACACACTGCCAGACGTTGGTCTGGGAGATGCGCGAAGGTTATCGATGGCCCGAGCATAAGTCAGAACAGCGGTCGGATTCTGAGAATCCCCTCGACAAGGACAACCACGGAGTCGAGGCATTGGGTCGTTTCTTCCGTGGTTACTTCGGTAAGTCCATGAGTGGAGGCGGTTCATTCGTCTCCACCGCCGAGATGAATGCTTGAGGTGAGTAATGGCTGGCACTTTCACCCCGTATAGCACTGGGGCGGAGTTCTTCGGCACGAAGCCAACGTGGATTCCGGATGACCTGGATGTGGCGCGCATCCAGTCTTACCAGGCGTACGAAGAGATGTACTGGAACGTGCCGGACATCTTCAAGGTCTCGCTCCGGGGCACCAATCTTCTGCCCATCTACGTGCCCGCTACGCGCACGATCATCGATACCACGAACCGCTACTACGGGGTCGACTTCCGCCCGGTGGTGAGCGGTACTGGTCAGGCCGTGACTGCCGCGCAGCTCGCTCTGTCGGACTTCATGAAGCGCGAGAAGTTCAAGTCCAAGTACAACGGTATGAAGCGATACGGCCTGATCCAGGGCGATGCGGTCTGGCACCTGACGGCTGACGAGACTAAGCCGATCGGGTCTCGGCTGCGCATTACGGCTATCGACCCCGGCATGTACTTCCCCATTCCGGATGAGGAAGACGTAGACCGGACCATCGGCGTTCACCTGGTGGAACTGATCACCACGGCAGATGGTGACCGTATCCGGCGGCTGACGTACCGCAAGGGTGACCCCAGGGCGGACGGTACGACTCCCATTCTGGTGTCGGAAGGCATCTTCAAGACCGACAAGTGGGGAGGTCCGGAGGCGGTACCGGAGACCGTGATCCGGGACGAGGAAGAACTGCCGCCGGAGATCACTTCCCTGCCGGTGTACCACACCAAGAACACGGACACTCCGGGGGACCCGTTCGGCTCCAGCGAGGTCCGGGGACTTGAGCGGTTGATGGGCGCCCTGAACCAGACCATGAGCGACGAGGACTTGGCTCTCGCGCTAATGGGTATCGGCATGTACGCTACCGATGCCAGTCAGCCGATCGACCCTGCGACGAAGAAGCAAGTCCCGTGGCAGCTCGGTCCGGGGCGTGTGGTCCACCACGACGGTACGAAGTTCGAGCGCGTCCAGGGGGTCGGGGGCCTGTCGGAGTCCTACGGCGCTCACTACAATCGGCTCTGGGAGGCGATCAAGCACGCGTCGTCCACTCCCGATATCGCTATCGGCGCGGTGGACGTGACGATCGCTTCTTCGGGTATCGCCCTGGCCCTCCAGCTTGGGCCGATGCTCGCCAAGGCGGCAGAGAAGAATGACCTTCTCCTGGACACGCACAACCAACTGTTCTACGACATCCTGAACATGTGGATGCCTGCCTACGAGAACACTACGTTCGAGGGCACCAGCGTGGACTGCACGGTCGGCAATGCTGTGCCGATCGATCGTGAGGCGCGGTTCGCCGAGCTTAACGACATGCTCGACCGGGGAGTCATCGACACAGACTACTACCGTCTGGAGGCGGCTAAGCTTGGATACACCTTCCCGGACGGTATCGGGGCATCGGCCAAGGCGGAATACGACGAGCGCAACGCGCAGGACTTCGGCGCACGCCTGAACTCGGAACTGGATACAGGCGATGCCGGAACCCAGTCCTAAGGCATTCCAGCCGTACCGCAAGGTACAGGCGACTACGGAGCGCGAACTGCGCATCATGCTCGAGCTTGCTGCAAGGGCGATTCAGAAGCGGATCGCCTCGCTTCCGGTCGGCATCGGTGGGCAGGTTCGGGCAGCGCAGTTGCGTGCTACGCTGTCTGCCATCAAGAAGTTGCACCGGTCCATGTGGTCCGCTGGGGTTGGTCCGGCCGTCGAACGGGCGATGAAGGACTCCGTAGATGCCGCTGAGAGCGCCATAGAGGCGATGACGCGCGTTGCGTACGCCGCACTGCCGGATGCGGCCGCTGAAGCGCTTGTGCGGTCGCTGAGGGCTTCTGCGGAGTCCGGGCTGAAGAGTGATGCGGCACGGAAGCGCCGGGACCTGAGCACGAGGGTGTTCAACAACCGGGCTCTGTTCGACGGCAAGATCGAGGACTTGATCCGTCAGGGCTTGATCTCGAACCTGTCCGCAAAGGAATTGGCCGACTCGGTGTACAAGTACGTGAGTCCGACCGCGAAGGGTGGTCCTTCGTATGCCGCTATGCGGCTGGCGCGTACTGAGATCAACAACGCGTTTCATGAGCGGCAGGTGCAGGGAGCGCAGCGTCCGGGGGTCAAGGCAGTCCAGTGGAATCTGTCGGGTTCTCACGTGGTGCCAGATGAGTGCAATCTGTACGCCGCGCACAAGCCCTATGCTCCGGATCAGGTGCCAGACAAGCCACACCCCAATTGCTTTTGCTACCTGACTTACGTCACGATGACTCCGGCGGACTTCCAGAAAGCGCTCGCAGACGGTAAGTTCGATGATGAACTGGAGCGTCGTACACGCGAGAACTTGAAATTGCTGGGTCAAGAGGTCAACGATGTCAAGAAGGACAAGGACATTCCGCTGACCGGCGATGACGCGCATAAGGTCGTGCCGAAGAGTTACCCCCGGAACAACCTGACGGACGATCAGTTCAAGGCCATTCGGACTTACGAGACCAGTGAGTTCATGGCGATCAATGGCTTCTTGCGCCGAGGTGGAACGGTGCGGCCTGGGTTCGGCGGAGACCGCAGGATGGCAGAATTGGTGTCTGCCATTGACTCCGCCATGAACGAGAGCGAACTGCCCCAGCCCATCCGGGTGGTCCGAGGGATGTACGCCTCTCGCCAGTTGTTCGGGGACAACCTGGACAACGACCTCACGGGATTCTCGTGGAAGGAAGAGGGGTACGGCTCCACTACTACGTCGAATGACGTGGCCCACACCTACCTGGCGCTGGATCAGGATGACCCCTTTTACAAGGGCCAGAGCGTGAAGGTCATTCTCGATGTCCCTGCCGGAGTCAAGGCCGTTGAGATCAGTACTTCCACGGAAGGCAGTGCCGCGAACGGTCCGCAGGCCGAGCTGTGTCTGGAGAGGGGACTTCAATGGGAGATCGTTGAAGACCTGGGAATGCAACCGGAAGGTTATCGATTGCTGAGGGGAAGGGTGTTCCATGGCAACGCGTAAGGAACGGGCTCAGCAAAGGCAGGCGGGGGATTACAAGGTCCCGATCGTCTCCACTCCGAAGGAAAAGAAGCCTATTCCGGTGTTCAAACCATCTCTCAAAATTGTGCGATAAGATCGAGACCATCAGAACTGCCATCATTTAGGAGTAAGCGATGAGTCTGGGACTCACGAAGCCGGGCGTGCCTGGGGCACTGAAGGTCTACCCCGCGAAGCACTCGCGCGCCGGACAGATGATCGAGCCTATCGGCCACCTGAAGGACGGCACGGTGGTGTGGCCCATGTTCGGGGCGGCTCCGGACGCCGACGACCCCGACGATGACACCTTCACGGGGTCCGGCGGCAGGGACGACGACGAAGACGACGAAGAGGACGATGACGAAGAGGACGATGAGCCCAAGGGCAAGAAGCGTCCTGTCAAGAAGGCCGCGCCCAAGAAGGACGAGGACGACGAAGACGAGGATGAGGACAAGCTCACCCGTCCGGAGCGTCAGGCCGCGCGGTACCGCACCCGACTCCGTGTCCAGGAGCGCGAGAACGCGGAGCTGAAGGCTCGTCTCCAGGCGTTGGAGGACAAGGACAAGCCGAAGGACGAAGTCGCCAAGCGCGACGCGGACGAGGCGCGTTCCAAGGCCGAGAAGCTGGAGTCCAAGGCGCGTCAGCTCACGCTCGAGAACGCGTTCTTCCGGGCCAACCAGGTCGATTGGGTGGACCCGGCTGACGCGCTCAAGTTGGTCGATCTCGAGGACGTCGACGTTGACGAGGATGGTACGGTGGACCCCGTACAGCTTCGTAAGGCGTTGCGCGCTCTTGCGAAAGCGAAGCCCCACCTCGTCAAGAAGATCGACACCAAGGGCAGCGCCCAGGACGACGACTCGGACGACGAGGACGAAGACGACGAACCGCGTTCGCGTCAGTCGGCCAGCACGATGAACCGGCAGCGCCGGGGAACGAAGGGCAAGGCCCCGAGTCGCCAGGAATTGGCGAAGAAGTTCCCCGTTCTTAACCGGCTCTGACACTCCCAAAGGTCTGTGGCCTGCGGAACCTGAAACACCAAGAAGGCTACGTCTCCAAGAATCGAAGGGAGTGGAACGTGAGCCGTTATGACAAGTACGGCCCCAAGACCGGCGGATTCCGCGCTCCGGCGAATGCTGCCTGGACCGCGACTTCTGGCCCGTCCGGGGTCACCGACCTGTTCCGCGTGACTGGTGTCGCGCTGAATGGCTCGGGTCGCGTGATCCGCGCAACGACCGCTATCGCGTGTGTGGGCATCGTCATCGCCCATGGCCCGAAGGACGTCGGCGCGATTCTCGACGTGATGACCCAGGGCGAGGTCATCGAGCTCGACGCCCTGGATCTCCAGGCCAACACGACTCCGGTCGCGGGCACGAAGTACTACCTCGACGCGACCGCCGGTCGCCTCACTGCCACGGCGCCTGCCGCTGGCACCAATGCGTTCTACATCGGCACCACGGTTGAAGCCAACCGCCTGGTGGTCCGGTGCGGAATGTTCCAGGGCTAGGAAGGGGGAGACATGACGACTTCTACCATGCGTCGCTTCTGGACGCCGGACATGACGATCCCGGCCTCTCTGGCGACCACACCGAAGCGCGGTATGGAGCTGGTGGACCTCCGGTCCCTCGGCATCCTCCAGAGCGTGTACGGCGCGGCGAACCGTCAGGGCACGCACGTCGCTGCCGACATCGTGACGCAGACGGCGGACGGCACCGACCTCAACGTGGTGTGGCGCGACTTCATGGCGCTGCTGAACACGGTGAACGG